CTACCATCAATCTTTTCCAAGCATCAGCATATTCTTTTCCAAACCAAACCTCAAATATTCTATGATTAATCACAATAGGAAACCTATCAGTAAAGGCCTTAAGGTCTATACTATGATAGGAGTTCTCTATTGAACTAGTCAAAGAATAGAAAAGTTTAGTTTGGTCTGATGTGCAGTCCTGGTGAATATTATTGAGGATACGATAGAGGAAATTATGCAAAGGCAGCAAAGCTGACTGTGTATAATAATCTCCTATAGCAACCTCTCTAATTTTCCCTTCTTTATCGCAGATTTTCGCTATTCGACGAGTAACCGGCACCCTAGTGATAGGGTTACGGGAATCGAAGAATTGAGGAATTCTACGGTAAAGGAAAGAGAACTTAAGTATTAGTTCGCTTAACTTTTCACCACCTAGAGTTTTAATATCCTCTAGTTGTTGTTTAGTTAAAGCAAATATGTCTTTAAAAGAGGTCCAAAGGGCATGCCCATTCGGACCACTCTTTGAAGACATATGAAACTCCTTAAATCTCAACGATTTAGGTGGTTTCCCTATATACTTAAGATTCACTCCCAAATCCTTGAGGAATGATTTGATATCTGAATCCAATGATAAGGGATTACCGACATAGTCGGGCCCTTTCTCAATGGTTTCTATAGATATCTCATCATCCGTTCGGATCGATCTAGTTATATACAAAGAACTAAAGACTAGCCTTATAAAAGGGTAGCTTTTGCTTCTTTGGATATAATTAACCGGTCCCATCAAGATTTTGGGTAACCATGACTGGTCCCCTCGTTCAAAGGTTACTGGGTCCATACTAAGTATGGCTTTAGTAAACTTTAAACGAAGGTCCTTAGTATACTTAATAGCCTCGGTTTTACCGCGGTTATCAATTATATTAAGGATTTTATTGGCGACTCGTAATATATAAGAGGTCTCCTTACAGTTTAAATTTAAACTGTTTGCGAGCCACTTAAGAGATAGGAGAATAAACTCATTAAGCTTTCGCTTTCTGTTTCTATTTTTCATCTCTTATATTATGGGTCTACCCTAGCACCGTTGAGGTGACTGTGACCAGGTGATTCACAGTAGTTATGCCG